CCGACATGGCCGGGAACTTCTTCGGCGTCGAGATGGACGGCGAGGTGGTGCGCCTACGGCCCGACTGGGTCGAGGTTGTTCTGGCCGAACGCTATGACCCGGCCGGTGTCCAGGTGGGATGGCGGCGGCTCGGATACCTGTACTACGAAGGCGGAAAGCAGGGCAACGGCAAGGTTCCGGCGGTGTTCATGCCGGACGAGGTGGTCCACTTCGCGCCGATGCCGGACCCGCTGGCTACATGGCGCGGCATGTCGTGGCTGACCCCGGTGGTGCGGGAGGTCATGGCCGACACCCAGGCCACCAAGCACAAGCTGAAGTTCTTCGAGAACGCGGCCACCCCGAACATCGCGGTGTCGCTGCCGAAGGAACTCACGCCCGACCAGTTCAACGACTTCGTCGAGAAGATGGATTCGGCGCACCGGGGTGCCGAGAACGCCTACAAGACTCTGTACACCGGCGGAGGCGCCGATGTGACGGTGGTCGGTGCCGATATGCGCCAGCTGGACTTCAAGGTTACCCAGGGTGCTGGCGAGAGCAGGCTCGCCGCCGCCGGCGGCATTCACCCGGCGATCGTCGGCTTGTCCGAAGGCCTGCAGGGTTCCAGCCTGAACGCCGGGAACTTCGGTGCGGCGCGCCGCCTGGTCGCCGACGGGACGATGCGCCCGCTGTGGCGCAACGCCGCTGGGTCCCTGGAAATCCTGGTTCCGCCCCCCGACTCCACATCCCGCCTTTGGTACGACACCCGCGACATTGCGTTCCTGCGCGAAGACGAGCGGGACCGGGCCGAAATCCAGGGCGTGGAATCGCGCACCATCCGAACCCTGCTGGACGCCGGTTTCGAGCCCGAGTCAGTGAAGTCAGCCGTCGCCAACAACGACTGGTCGCTGCTGGTCCACTCCGGCCTGTACTCGGTGCAGCTACAGGCACCCGGCACTCAAGCGCCCGACAGCAACACGCCGGCGACGCCGGCCAACGGATCAGGAGGCTGATGTGGCCGCAGAACAGCCGGCCCTGTATGCGCGGTCGTGGGCGCTGGATGACATCCACATCCTGCGCGCCGCCGACGGTCACGGCGATGGCCGGACCGTCGAGGCGTACGCGGCGGTGTTCAACACTCCGGCGGAGATCAGCGACCAGCACGGGCACTACAACGAGGTGATCGACAAGTCCGCGTTCAACCGCACCTTGTCGCACGGAATCGACCGAGTCGGCGTGTTCTACAACCACGCCCTCACGATGCACGGAACCCCGGCCGAAGGCGCGGGCAGCGTCCCGATCGGGTCGCCGGTCGACATACGCGCCGACGGCAAGGGACTGCGGACCGTGACCCGGTTCAACAGGTCCGACCTTGCCGACCATGTGCTCGAGGCGATCCGCAACGGTGACATCAAGGGCTATTCGTTCCGGGGTCGGATCATCAGGTCCAGCCCTTCCCGGGTGCCTCGCCCCCGCGGCGGTTCCTTGCCGACGGTGACGCGAACCGAGCTCGGCCTGGTCGAGTACGGGCCGACGCCGCGCCCGGCCTACGCCGACGCCGGCGTACTGGCCATGCGCTCGCAGCTCGAGCAGATCAGCGAGCAGTTGGCCGCACTGACCCGCACCATCCCGCCGTCCACTCCCCAGGACCCGGACGACGGATTCGCCACTCCCGACGTGGGACCCGGCGCCGAGGACCCGCGCGAACACGCGCACTCCGTTCGGCAAAGGATGCTCCGACTGCGGTCGGAGATGGCACAGATGGAGATGCGTCGTGGCACGTAAGCAGAGCGAGGTCATCGCCGAGGCGATGGAAGCCCTCCGCGCGGAGATCAAGGTCATTGAGGACCTGGAGGAGCCGACCGACGAGGAGGTCTCGCGCGGCGAGAGCCTCCTGGCCGAGTTCAAGGCCAAGCAGCCCGAACTCGATCGGGCGATCCAGCGGGAGAAGGACGTCGAGGAGGTGCTGCGCGCCAGGCTGGCCCCCGAACGGGTCGAACCGCAGTCGCCGGCTGCGCCCCGCGGCCCCGAGGTGATGCGCCGCGTCGACCCGTTCGAGACCCAGGAAGAGCTCGTCCGGTCGCTGTGGTCGCGCGGATCCTTCGACGAGAAGGACACCATCAGCCGCGCCTTGGCCGCAGTCGAGCGTGCCCCCCGGCACGTGGACGACAAGGCCAAGGAGCGGATGGACGACCTGCTCCACCTGGACAACCGGCACGCGCCGCTGATCGCCCGGCACATGGTGCTGACCGGCAGCCCCGAGTACCACGAGCAGTTCCGGGAGTACGTCGCCAGCCGCGGCACCTACGTGGGCGAGGCGCTGCGTGCCGCCATGTCGCTGACCGACGCCAACGGCGGTTACCTGGTGCCGTTCACGTTGGACCCGACGATCATCCTGACGAACGCCGGCGTCGCGAACCCGTTCCGGGCGATCTCCACGATCAAGACGATCGCCACCGACACCTGGAACGGTGTCACCTCCGCGGGCGTCAGCGCCGAGTGGACGGCGGAAGGCGTCGAGGCGGCGGACGCGTCCCCGACCCTCGGCCAGCCGACCATCACCCCCAAGAAGGCCGACGCGTGGGTGTTCGGCAGCTACGAGGTGCTGGCCGACTCCGGGTTCGCCGCCGAACTGGGAAGGCTGCTCGCCGACGCCAAGGACCGGCTGGAGGCCGCCGCGTTCGCGACCGCCAACACCGGCGCCACCATCCCCCGTGGTGTCGTCGCCGCCGTCGCCGCCGTGACCGCCAGCATCGTCACCTCGGCGACGACCAACGCGTTCGTCGTCGGTGACGTCTACAACACCTCCGACGCGCTGCGCGCCCGCGACGCCTCACAGGCGTCCTGGGTCGCCAACAAGAAGATCTACAGCCTCATCCGGCAGTTCGACACCTCGGGCGGCGGCGCGTTCTGGGCCAACCTCGGCATGGGCGTCCCGAACCAGCTGCTCGGCCAGCCGCAGTACGAGTCGTCCTCGATGACCGGGGTCGTGTCCACGGGCGCGAACATCCTGATCGCGGGCAACTTTTCCGAGTACTACATCGTCGACCGGGTCGGGATGTCGGTGATTTATGACCCGATGGTGAAGTCGACCGGCAATGGTCGCCCAACGGGTCAAGGCGGATGGTATTCGTTCTGGCGCGTCGGGGCGGACGTAGTGGATAGCAGTGCGTTCCGACTTCTCCAGCTCAACCAGGTCGCAGCGGCGACGGCACTCGCCTGACCTGATTCTGGGAATCCTGCGCAGGTACTCCATTTGGAGTCGTATACTGGTGAGGCCGGAGGGGGGCAACCCTCCGGCCTCTGCCAGAACCTGCGTAGGAGGTCCCGGGCATGTCCCAGGGTAAGACGTGCAGCATCGAAGGCTGCGAACGCAAGCACAAGGCGCATGACCTGTGCTCAAGCCATCTCTACCGGCGCGACAACGGCCTGCCGATGGATATCCCTGTCCGTCAGTACGATCGCGATCCGATCTGCAAGATCGATGGGTGTGGCAACACTCGCACCGAAGGCGGCGACGGTCAGCACTGTCAGATGCACCGCCGCCGGACGCTCCGGCGTGGCGAGCCAGGCCAGGCAAGCCGCGAGCGCGCCCCAGCGGGCGAAGCCGAGTGGAGCAAAGCGAACGTCCGACGGCGTAAGAAGCTGCTCGACGGCTACGGCCTGACGGTCGAGGATTACGACCGACTGTTCGACAAGCAGAAGGGTCGCTGCGCGGTCTGCGGCGGCAAGTCGGCGAACTCCAGTCGGGCCCGCTCGAATATGTCGTTCTGTGTCGACCACGACCATGTGACCGGCCAGGTTCGGGGCCTGCTCTGCCAGGCGTGCAATCGGGCGCTCGGCATGCTCAAGGATGACCCGGAGATCCTGGAAGCTGCCGCTCGCTACGTCAGGCATCACCGTCAGGTGCCGCTGTTCGGCCCCGCCGGTCCGATCAAGAAGGAGCAAGCGATGCCGATCACCATGGGCGCCATGCCCGGCCCGTCCGGCGACACCCAGAACGCTGACGGCCAGGCCGAGTCCGCCCCGGTGGACATGGGTCAGGCGTGCCAGCAGGCGGCGGATGCGGCTC